CCGCGATCAATATCTGCTCCCCCCAGAAGACCCCGCGTCAAAAACAATGATGGACGCGGTCAAAATCATCGAGGACAGAGGGCGCGACACCGTGGTTTTAAGCCCAATCCGGGACGCAGACGGCAATCAGATAAAGATTGTTGTCCCCGGCCAGAACCCCACGGTCGATGAGTTGCAAAAATTCTATTCTCGGATGCGGGCGGCACAACGTGACGCAAGCGCGGGGTTCAAGCCGGACTCGCAGGGCGCGGCCATCTACGGGCGGTTGGCCAATGCGGCCATGACCGCCATCGAACAATCCCCCGCCGGGGCCGATAATGCGGTGCGAGACGCGGTTAATTTCACCCGCCTTTTGCATGATAGGTTTAGCCGTGGGGTGATCGGAGAAGTCCGGGCGCGCGGGGCGCTTGGCCCCCGCGTAAGCCCAGGAGAAACATTGGAGACAGTCATTACCGGAAACCCCGTTGCGCGCGGGGAAGCCGCGCAGGGCTTAATTGAAGGAGTGGCGCCGATCCCAGGCGGCGTGTCCCCCTTGGGGGTGGAGCGCCCGGCGGCAATGGCGGGAGAGCTTGAGGATTTTATCTTAAATCTTGCAGCCACCACCCGCCGCCCGGACGGCACGGTTGACCCCAATGCATTAAGGAAATTTGCCGCCCAGAATGAATTGACGCTCGACCAAACCCCCGGGGCAAGAGCGATAATCCAATCAAGCGCCGCAGCCCAAGACGCCATTAATAATTTCTCTTCGCGAGTGGGGGAATTGGACTTGGGGAAAACGACGGTCGCAAGACTTATTGGCGCGGAAAACCCGGTTTCTATTTTCTCCGCTGCTTTGCGCGGCGATCGGCCAATAACCGACTTGAACCTATTGCTGTCTACAGCCCGCAGGGGCGGGCCAGAAGCCCGGATTGCCTCTGGGAAGCTCGCCCTTGAAGCACTGGCGTCTAAAGCAGAAACCGGAGCAGCCATGAGGGCCAGCTTGGACGCCCCGATTTCCCCAAGGGGGCCGCGCATGCTTGACTTCCTCGTGGCGCGGGGCGCGATGGGAAAGCGACACGCGGAAAATTACAAGCGGCTTGTCGATGATCTCTCTGATTTTGAATCGGTGGCGACGATCACATCAGATGTCCCCGTTGATCTCGGCACGAAAGCGAGGGCGCTTAACGTGGTGGGCCGGGTTGTAGGCGCATACGCGGCCAAATTTCTGCCGATTTCTGACACAAACGCACTCATTGCTGGATCTGAGGGATCGAAAATCGGGCGCGATATCCTTGAGAACATGCCTTCTCTAAACGTGCAGAAATTTCTGATGGAGCTTTCGGCTGACCCGCAGCGGATGGCGGTTCTCCTTGCCGATGCGCCGACTCCCCCGATTAATGGGGTGCCGTACTCTCAGCAACTCGAAAACGCTAAAAACCAAGCGATTGGGTTGCTCGTGAGATATTCGGGGATAGGCCTCCCAACAGCCGCAATGCTTTCTGCGGGAAGGTACGGGGCCAGCCAAATCACGTCGGAAGAATCGGCCCCGCAATGACCGACATTCACCACGATATCGGACGCCTGACCGCGCAAGTCGAGGCGCTGCAAGCTGACGTATCGCGGTTGAACAAACTGATGGAAACCCAGGCCGCGCAGATGAACCGATGGCGCGGGGCGGGCGCGGTGCTGATCCTGATCGGCGCGGTCCTGGGCTGGCTGGTCAGCTTGATCCTGCCCGGCTCGTTCCGGTTGTAACGTACGACACAGGAGGTCCCGATGGCAGTTTATCAAGGGCGCCGGGTTACGCTGAACAAGCCGTTTCGTCTGCCCGCCGGGTCGAGCAAGAAATCGGGCGTCTACGTCTCGGACGGCGGCAAAGTCAAGAAGGTGACGTTCGGCGACCCCAACATGACGATCAAGAAAAATCAGCCTGGGCGGCGCAAAAATTTCAGAGCCCGGCACAATTGCGCCACCCCCGGGCCGAAAACGAAGGCTCGGTATTGGTCGTGCCGGGCGTGGTGACGGAGAGCCCGAATGAGCTTGTACAGAAATATCAACGCACGCCGCAAGGCGGGCAAGTCCCGGTCCGCGAAAAAATCCACGATCGACCCCAAAACATACGCCGCGATGAAAGCCAAGCGCGGCGGCTTCAAGCCGAAGCGCAAGAAGGGCTAGGCGTACATGCACGAGAACCACGCGGCGGGCGCTCGCGGGGAAATGCTCGCCGCCGCGTGGTTTCTCGCGCGCGGGTGGCTAGTTTTCTCCAACGTCGCCGGGCATGGCATCGCGGATCTCGCCATTGCGAGGAAGCGAGGGCGGGGTCTGGAGAAGTATCTGGTCGAGGTCCGCTGGACCGACCTCGCCCGAGACGGTGGCCCGAAGCCTTTGAGCAAAGAGCAGCAAATGCTGGGTGTCACGATCTGCTTCGTCGCCAGCGACGGCACGGTTTCGTGGTCCGCAAAGCAAGGAAAGGAGCTTTCAAATGATCCAGACGTTGATTGATTTTGTGACAAGCGCCGAGTTATCCACATGGGTCGGCGCGATCACGGGCGTCGTGACAGCTTGCACGGCGATCACCGCGATCACTCCGACGAAAACCGACGATAAGGTTTTGAACGCGGTTCTCAGCGTCCTCAACTTCCTCGCCGGGAACGTGTTGAAGAACCGGAATGCTGACGACCCTTCTTAATCTGGCCGGGGGCATCGCGTCCGCCATCACGGCGGTCGCGGACTGGCTCTCACGTCGGCGGCTTATCCAAGCTGGCGAGGATCGCGCCAGGGCGAAAATGTCGGAGGAGCAGATTGAACAGATTAGTCGCGCTAACCGCGCTCGGATTGCTGCTCGCGACGACGACAGCTTGCACTCCAAATGGGCCCGGGACTGACATCTCTTGCCATATTTTTGCCCCAATCCGGTTCAGTCGGGCGGACACCGCGGAAACCATCCGCGCGCTCATCGAATACAACGAAGTGTTGGAATCGCTCTGCTCGCGATCGGGGTGACCTCGCCCGCGTTCGCGCAGCAATGCGGGCCGACAGCGTCGGTCGAGCAGGAACTGGCGGCGCGGCACAATGAGGCCGTAATTTTCACCGGCCTACAGAGCGCTCACGAAATGGTGCGGCTCTGGCTGAACCCGGATACGGGATCGTGGACCGCCACGGTGACCACGCCCGGAGGCCAGACTTGCGTCGCGTCCAGCGGGCTGTACGGAGAACCCGGTCCTCCTCCAAGGCCTAAACGCGATGAACGACCTGCTCGATCCGACTGAGCTTGCTGCTCCCACCACGTTTACAGAAAGCGTGCCGATGCCGCCCAATTCCTTCAAGAGCCCGCCCATCCCGCCCAAGGAGGTCGGCTTGTCCGTCCGCACGGAGGGAGACGAGATAATTCTACGCGCGGCGGGCCGAGAATATTGGATGACGATCACCAGCGCGGTCCGCCTGACAAACGATTTGGCGGCGGCGATCTCGGCCTGGAGCGAGAGCTATGGATCACGACAAGATATTTGAGCAATTGGTCGCCCACGAAGGCCTGAAGACGACAGTCTACAAATGCCCCGCCGGGCGTCTGACGATCGGCGTCGGGCGAAATCTTGAAGACCTCGGCATCACTCCCGAGGAGGCGATGATCCTGCTCGCCAACGACGTTGAACGGTGCTGCACTGAACTGGATCTGACGGTTCCGTGGTGGCGGGCGCTGGACGATGTCCGCCAGCGGGTCCTGGTAGACATGGTTTTCAATCTCGGCATCCGCCGGTTTCTCGGCTTCAAGAAAATGCTGCGGCACGTCGCCGCCCAGGCCTGGGATCTCGCTGCCGACGAGATGCTCGATTCGCGTTGGGCCGATCAAGTCGGCATGCGCGCCAAAACGCTCTCAGACATGATGCGCTCCGGCCAGGATTGACAGCCCCGCTCCTCTCCCCTAAAACAAAAAGGTGACCCAGGCGAGGGTCGTGAGGGTAAGTTATTGAATTAATTGAGGTTGAATCAGGCCCATGACCTGATGGGCATGGCGCAAACCCAGAGGCCTTTAAGGCATTATTTTCAATGACTTACACGAATAGTTCCTCGCCAGGGCGCTTTGGAGCCAAGGCGGGGCACCTATTTTAAGTGACTGATTTTGCAGAAAAGTATCTCTGTGTATCAGTGTGCATCTCGCCCTTGGGAAAAATTTAGGTGACCATCCAGGTGACCAAAGGGGCGGTAAAATGAACATCCATCAAGTCACGAGCCGGGTGAAGAACGGCAAGAAGGTTTTCTATTTCCGGTGGGACGATCCGGAAACCGGCAAGCGCCGCGAGCGATCCGCGAAAACCAAGAAGGAAGCCGAGGCCATGCGGCGGGATCTCGTCGCCAAGTGGCTCAACGGCGATCTCCCGACCGAAAAATCCAAGCAAACCGTCGCGCATGTGGTCGAGGCCTACCTCGATGATCGCGAGGACGATGTGCGCGCCAACAACATCACACGCGGGCAATTCGATAATATCCGGGTTTACATGAAGCCATGGGCCGCTTGGGCCGACCGATCCATCGGGCAAATTGACCCGGTCTGGGTGAAGGCCGCGCTGGATGGGCTGGCCGTGGGGGGCTCAACCAAGCGGAAGTATCTCGTCGGATGGGGCGGCTTCGCGAAATGGATGGCGCTGCATGGCTATCGCAATGACCTCATCACAATGCATTGCCGCGTGTCCAAGGTGGCCAAGCCCGAGATGTGGTTCCCGCCGGATGAAACGGTCAAGGCGTTGCTTGCGGCGAGTGACGGTAAATGGCGTGCCATCATCGCAACGCTCGCGATGTGTGGGCTGCGGTGCGGCGAGATCAGAGCCCTGCCCTGGGAGAACGTCTCGATCAACGGCGGCTATATCAAAGTCCGACAGGCGGTCGAG